TTACTTCCAGCGTGTCGCCTTCTGAAACTTCAAAAGCCTGGGATTGCAAAACTGTCCAGCCTGCCTGCTCGTATGTTGGCAGGGTAATTTTCAGGCCATTACCTTTTGCCTGCATAGTAACTGGTATTACCGATGTAACCGCTACACTCTCCCCGTCGCCATCCATTTCCCAGCCCGAAGGTAAAGTTGCACCGGTAGGAGCTATACTAAAATCACCGTTAAAAAGATGTTCAAGGGTAACATCGGATGCCGCCTGCTCTTTTAGACTTAGGTTGTTAAGGAGATAGGTAACGCCTTGAGTGTAGTCACCATAAGCTAAATATCTAAAATCAATGGATACAGCATTAATAGGAGCCTGCACTATGGTCTGTTTTAATTCGTAGGACGTTCCAAAGGCCACATCATAGAAAACTTCTGTCCCAAGCCCGTCTCTATCCAAGAACTTGATTCCAAGTCTCCCTGTCCCCGCCACGGTTGCCTTTACATACGCAGAAAAACAATACTGCCTCCCACCAACGACAGTTACACCATATTTATTAATGCTTTTCCAGTCGCGGTAAGGGAAGTGAAAATATATAGCTTTGGTGCCTAGTACGGCCACCTCAGTTGAAAATCCCGCCTCGATCTCAGTTGGACCATAGATACTGAATCCGGACGGGAAAGTAGTTCCGTCCTCGAAAGTACCGTTCGGCAGCAGTTCCGGATATACCGGAGGCGTTACTTCTCCTGGCAACTTCGCCCTTATAATAGACGGGTATTGAATCGTGTCATCCAAATAGTAGCCTTGATCCAATTTGGCGTAATACTTATTAGCATGTATGCGATACACTGCTGTAGCGAAATTTGTTTCTACTACTAAATGCATACCAGATATATTCCAGGCCAAAATACCGGTAATCGGTAAATCAATTGACTGTAGTATTTGCCCTAATAAATCGAATACTACGATTTTATTTTGCTGATTGTCGTAAGTAACCAGCTTATCGAAATACATAGCCAATCCACTACAATCAGTTATACCTTCCAGTGCAAATTGGCTTGTAACAACTCCGGCCAAGTCGAATATTTTCACTGTGCCTGCGGCAGTTATCCGGGCAATATGCGTCGCATCTACAAAACAAAAGGCAATAAAACCCACTTCCCCAGGATATGTGGTGCTGGTTAAGTTTTTAACCTCCCCGGCAGTTGTCATGTACCACAGTTCCTCGAAATAAGACAAAGTCACTATGTTTAAGGCAGTAGTGGTAAGAGTTAATTTCCCGGGAGTAAAAATGTCAGACTCGTAAATACCTGCATCCCCAACCACATAAAACTTATCCGCGTGAGGCAAGTAAAGAATAGCCTTTTTGTTTTCAGTGACAGAGTAAACCGCCTGCACTGCCTCGGCCGGGGTACTGGCCGCGTCAAAGACAACTTTTTCGTTTACGTCGTCAACTTCCCATCGTGTGGCCGTATTTATCACGGGTGGGAACCCGGCAGATAGGGCCGCGCCTGTATCATATACAATGTAGCCACCAGTCCTAAGCTGGGCAGCAGTCACTTCTGCAACTAGGTGATTTTGCCCGTCATCCCAAATTAATTTTTTAACCTTTGCCGAACTGTACTCCCAAGGTTGGTCCAGATCCTCGTTTTGAGTCATGTATACTCGGTATCCTGATGCGCCCTCTACCGGCATTATCTCAATTGGTACACGGTTGGTATTACTACCAGCATCTGTAATGGCCCTGATTACATTTGATTGATCGGTTTCACCGTTGGAAGTCAAGGCGGTAACGCAATAATACCTCGTATTACTGGCTGGTATACTGCCTCCTGTTGTTACTAACCACATATCCGGATGCACAACATGAGGGATACGCAAATATTGATCTACATCTTGACCATCAATCTCAAGGCCGGAAATACTATCGGGCCAAGGTGTTAACGTGTATTCCGTGCTACTCAGTTGTGCCATTGCCGCTTTTTTAAGCAGTGTAAACGGTTCGTGCACGGCAGTCGCAACGAAGCCCCCCATTAGCCCATCGGTTAGACGGATAATATTATTAGGGGTATCAAAATTAAATTTAACGTGTTTGGCCTCTGTCGTTTGTCCTATATTAACAGTGCTTGTTGTATCTGCACTCACAGCAGGTACAGTGATGCTTTGCGTAACTGGCACAATGTCGACGATTTTCGACGGAGTAAATACCTGAGAGGTCAATAAAACACCACCAATAAAGCCAGAATCACCGTCAACGTTAGTAATTTCAATGTCGGCCTTCTCGGAAAATTCCGTACCCAAAACGTAGATATCCGTTGCCCTCCATTGGTTCGTTGCTTGGATATCAACAGTTTTCTCCCCGATTATACGCCGATATCTATCAAGCAGAGTTATTTTTACTTTAAATATAGCAACGGTAGAACTCATAGCATATACAGTTATTTTTTGTTTTAACAATCCTATGTCGATGCAAATATTCTTTTGAGCTATAGAGCTATTTCTCTGAAGTAACATAGAATTTGTCCCTAAAGGACTAGTTTCCTCAGTCAAAGTCGCTCCCGACACATCCCAACCTGTCGGTGTTACATCATCGCCGGAGTAGGAAAAATTAGGATTGATAGTGTTATTACCAGGCGGCAATGTTACCGGAGTCATGTTCAATTCTTCCAGAGTAAATTGCCCATACCAGGCCTTACCTGCCGAAAATCCTCTGTGCAGACAGTGTACGAATATGTATTTGACCGGCTCAGAGGGAATGAATGTAGCTTTTTTCATAGTAAAGTCATATGTCCCAGTACCAAACACCAAGCTACCGCCGCCCGCTGCCGGAGTACCAGGAGGGTATCCTATAAAGCTAACACTCACCTTGGGATTGCCGGTACATCCTTCTGCTGCAACATAGGCCGAAACTCTAATAGGCTTTATTTCGGTTTGATTTAGCGGGATGACCTGAGTAATCCCTCCAGATTGAGCTACCAAAGAGTTAGCTATATCAAGCAAAATGCTCCGCCCACCACCAGGAGTTTGCCGGGTATCCCATACGGCACCGGCATTAATAAAGGTACCGAAATTAGGTCCACCCAAAAACCACCAATTGTCCGGCGCAACACTGTTACCCCCTAGAATGCTGCACGTACCGACATAAGCCCGACAGCCGTTAACTGCCGGATCATAAGGGAAGTTTCCGTAACTATCCATAACCTGAAGGATATCGGATGTACTTGTTAGGAGAAGTGGGTTATTTACGAGGTTGGCCATAGCCTTGCCTCCTTAACAATCAATCGCATAGTCAACCGAGTAAGTAATACTATCAGTATCAGCGTGTGTTACAACCACCCGCCAGGTTCGGGGTAAAAGGTCTGCCGCCGCTTCGTTCACTACTGGCGTGGCCCAGGGCATAACCTTGTAAACGTGCGTCCCGGTTCCGATAACCGCAACACTCTCAAGTAGGGTGTAATATACCCCGGAAGCACTTTTACCTTCGATTTTCAGGACAATGGAAGGTGTGTCGGTAATCGAAGTCACATCAAGAATAACGTGTATCCCTCGCCCGTTGTAATTAGTCTGATCTGCCGTTGTCTGTGTCGCTGTTCTGGCTGCACTTGCCAAAAGTGCGCCTTGCGTATTATCGGCTATCGCATCAAGTACTGCAAATAATGTAGTTTGTATTGCAGCTAGCGTAGTTTGTGTTGCAAAATCCTTTGCTATGAGGGTGTCCTGCTTGGCCTCTGTTGCTGGTGCCGCGATTATCTTCGCAAGCACTGCTGCCAGCGTTATCTGAGTAGCAAAATCTTTGGCTATTAACGTGTCCTGCTTGGCCTCTGTTGCGGCTCCGGTTGGCAACACAGAGGCGCTAACCTCAACGGAGTTTGTCGGTGCCAAAATCAACCTTCCGGAGCTATCGAAACTGACTGGTACTGCATAATAATAAGTGCATTTGCAAGCCGTCGATGCCACCGGCGTTGTCAATCCAGAATCGGAATATAACTTAAATTTTCCTGTATTACTGTCTAGGTCCGCAGCAGCTGTCCCAACAAATAAAGCCACACCCGTACCATTATTCCGCGGCAAAATATCAGCAGCAGTTAGCGCCCCGTCACCATCTATATCAAGAAGTGGAGCATGGGCACATTGGAAAAAGCCACTAGCATCCGTTGTCTGTACTTCGTCTATCACCTTAACAGCCGCAAAAAGCACCTGATTTAAAGCATTTGAACCAATTTGAAAAGCACAAACCGGAATATCAACACTGTCTTTTAATAAAGTAAAATCCTCAGCCATTATAACCACCTCTCAGTGTATGTTATTTTTATGTTTGCCTTGCATCCGTTTGGGCTGGTATAAACTATAGTATTATTGCCATTATTGAGTACAGGAAAAGCCCCGTCGTGATATAACAGCGCGTTGGTTCCGTCTAATTGAACTGTCATTCGTTCAGTGTCAATGTAGACTTTTTTGCCTGTGTTTATGGCACCGAGATATGTACAGGCCTCCCCGTTGACAGTCAGTGTGAATCCTTGACTTAGCGAGGATAGGCTAATATTAGGACAAACACCGGCACCAAGGGCAGGGAAAGCCTTATATCCTGTTAAATCGGAGTTCTGCACTTCGATTAACATTGGTGTATTTACCCCGCCGTTGGATACAGTTATAGAATCTCCGTTAGCGATATCCTGCTCAACAACGACAGGTGAAACAGCATAAGCATGAGGCAAGCACCTGAACTGTAAGGTAAACATACCCCATGTAATCGTATGCTCAAATGAAACTTGACTGGATAATTTTGCCCAATAAAAAACTCCTGGTTCATCGTCAAAGATTAACTTTGCCCGCGCAGGAGTGTAAAGCCAAGCGGCTAATTGTCTTACCTTTTGCCTAAGAGTGAGTACAGAAGTATCTTCTATGTAACAGTCTATGCCGTCAATCGTCTTATCTGACAGACTCTCAGGGAAAAGGATTGATCCGTCCAGCCCGGATACCTCTTTGTATTCGTCCCGTGGTGCTGGCAAGAGTGGCCTTTTTCGGGATACGACACTAGTGCCGAAAACGCTACTGTGTATGCCGTTAAAAGTAAATCCATAACCCATTAGCCACGCACCCCTTTCCCCCTATAGGCCGCTCTTGCCACTCCATGAAACTCTTGACCAAGTGCTTTTATATCATTGTCGCTACGGATATAAAAGGGACCGTGTATATTTAGCGTAACGTCGTTCGATGATGAGTTCTGAACATTGCTGTTATTAATTTGACTTGTAGGAAGGCTTGTACTCGCAATTCTAGCAACTAATCTCTCTACACTACTTGTACCACCTAAATCCTGGACTGTTTTAGCTTTCAGAACATACTCACCTGCATGTACATATGCTAACTGGTCATATAGGATAGGCCCACCTTTGGCATAACTGTTATGGACTTCTGGCGAAGCCTCAGTATTAGGATCCCAAATCATCGGCACACCTATGGCTTTTCTTATCTGATCAGCCCATTTATGCGCCGCTCTTGCTCTTTCGACATCACCTGCCGCCCATGCTTCAGCATACACTTGGGCTGCCCTTGCTATTTCAGCCAGAGCTTCTGTTTCATGGTCTGCGTAATATTCTAGCTTTTCCTGCCATGTCATTCCCGCCGTTGCGGATGTTGACTGCGAGGACTGCGAAGATGATATGCTGCTTGGGTTATTTACCATGTTCATAATATCTGAAACACTACTAAAGTCACCTGATTCTAAACCCTTAATTAGTTCTTCGATTAACTCTTTACCAAGTGCGTACCATTCAGGCTTAGTTGCAGCGAGATTAGCAATGGCTTGTAGAGTTTTATCACTTACGAGTTCATTGGCCTGGTTCCAATATTTCTCAAGAAGTTTTAACTTTTCATCAGATTGTTTCTTGAGTGCGTCTATCTCATCCCTTAACGCATCCTCTTTTTCTTTAGCTTCTTCTTCTATAACATCTATCTGATCTTGCAGTGCCTTTTTCTGATCTTCTCTCTTCCAATCATCTTGCTTCTCTTGCCATTCCTTTTGTGCTTCGGCTATTTCCTTGTTAAGTTCAGCAACTCTTTCCTTATGCTCTTTACCAGCATAAAGTGACTCTTTATCACGTTCCTCAGTTAATTCTTTAATCTTTTGGTTATACTCTTCTTCGTCATCAGCGCGACTATCAGCATCTGCTTCTTCGTCAAGGGCCTTTATCTGTGCCTCTAAAACCTTAATCCGACTGTCTGCTTCCTCATTAAGGGTATCAATTAAGTCTTCTTTGGATTGTATGAGTTCTTCGGTTGCTTCATTTTCAGCTTCAATAGCCTTTTTACGTTCATCGTAAGCATCTTTTAGTTTACTGAAATCCTCTTTTAGAGCAGTATTGTAAAACTCTTTAAGAGACTGAGTTGCCGCATTTTGGTTATATTGCGCCTCCCACCAAGCGTTGCTGTAGCCTTTAATTTCAGTCTTTAAGGACTGCATCTCAGGTCTTAGCGCTGATACGGCGGCGTTAAATTCTTTAGTTGATATTTCCCCGGCATCGTGACTGGCAATTATAGCATCCATTTGTTCTTTAAGAATAGCAAGTTGCTTTTTTGCTTCCTCTGCTGCTTCGTGAAGTTCTATCTGCTTTTCGCTATTGATCTGCATTATTTCAGAGTATAAAGATGTTTTTTGAGTGAGTTGGTCAAGTGTTGGTATTTTTGAATCCTGGAGTTGCTGATCTAATATTCTTTCCTTTGTCGTGATAGCCGTTAAATCAGCATCAATAAGTTGCAAAATATCATTGTATGGATCCATAGCGAATTTTGCATCGTTGGCATATTCTCTTAATGGTGCCGTGAAGTCGCTAATATCGGCGGCTGATTCTTTTGGCGTTTTACTACCACTACCACCAGAACCGGAACTGCCACTCGCAGCATGATTTATCCCGTCCGTACTTATCCTGCTAGGCATAGACACCTGCATCAAAGACTTGTTTGCCGCTTTAATATTATTTTCAGCGTCGGATATCTGCTTCTTAAATTTAGCCGAAGCGTTATCTATTGCTTGCTGCTGAAGGTTCCCTATATCGTTATAGTGACTCTCAGCTATCTTTCTGATTTCATTTGAATTATTTTTAGCGTTGTTTTTATACCAATCAGGAAGCCCGGGTATAGCATCAATTACAGAATCGTTTATACTGGCCAAACCTTTTAAGAATCCTGCGCTTGTCCTGTGTACAGTTGCCTGGAAATTAGCGAAATTGCTTAACGCTACGCCTTCCTGTTGCAACATCTGTATTCTCTCATTAGCCCCGACCTTAACCGCTTCCGACATCGCTATTTGACTTCTGATAGTATTTTGCACTGCTACGCGTTCAGCCTCAGTCCTTGCTGAGAAGGCTTCTATCTCTGCTGATATAGCTTGATCTGTAATTCCTGCAACTTCGAGATGCTTCTTACCTTCCTCGTCCAATACAGAAATCATTGCCTGATTAACAGCGCTTAATTTGGATTCTGCTGCTGCTTTCTCGTTAGCTGAGAGCGTTCCAGAGTTAACTGCTTGACTCAATTGCCTATGCTCTTCTGCCATCTTTTGTAAAAATTGTATACGTTCTTGATTGTAACTATCCTGCTGCATAGCTATTTGTGCTTGATCTTGCATTTTGGCGTTCAAGTCGATAGTGGACATTTCAGCTTCACCAGAGGCGTAGGTGTAGGCGATAATACCTGCCACTACTGCCGATAAAGCAATAGCCACTACACCTAAAGGATTTCTAGCCAATGCTGCCGTGAATACGTTTGTGGCTGCCGCTGCTTGGTACGCCGCTGCCGCTTCAGCTGTTAATAGACCGGCTTGATAAGCCGTGTATGTAGAATAAGCTACACTAGCCGCCGTTGCAGTCCTTACAGCGGCAGTAAGCATTGCGTAAACTCCACCTACTGTTTTCATAATCAGACTAAGACCTAAATAAGCCCCGCCAACTGTAACTATTGTTGACGCTGTATTTTTTAACCCGAATATAAACTGTGTCAGACTGTCAATTATACCTTTTAAAGACTCTCTTAAACCGTTATCACCCACACCGGACCACATATCAATCATAGTAGCCTTAAGTGTCTGCGCTTTCCTTGCTAGGGTATCCAACTGCTGCGCTGCCATTGCTGCTGTCTGCCCTTGCGCGTTAAGTTGTAATGCAGAAGTACGGATAATTTCCTCGTAGTTACCAACAACAGCGGCTAATTTGGCCCACTGGAATACGCCACGGGATGATTGTTCAATAGCCTCTGTTAATTCCTCTTGTGAGTATTTAGCCTCGCCTGTAGCTTTTGATATATCAAGAATAATATCGTAAACAGGTCTAAGCTTTCCCTCTGCAGTGTGAGCCTCTACACCGATACCTTTGAGAGAACTTATAACGCTATCATTCGGATTAGCTAAAGTTCCTGTTACCGTCTTAATGAAGTTACCAATATTACCGCCCGGTAAACCGGTTGACCTTAACGCGGTAGTACCAATTGATAATAATTCATTTAATGACATACCTGCCTGCTTCGCTGCCGAGGCACTGCGCTGTAGTATCTGTACCAGATCATCGCCTTTTGCAAAAGCGTTGTGTGTTAACGTGGTAATTTTATCAATAGTTGCCATAGAGAAACTAAGAATTTCATCACGGGTTTTTAAATTTTTACCAAAACTAACAAGAGTTGTTTCTAAGCCTTTTGTTGCATTGTCCAGGCTAACATTATCAATAACATTGAGTAGTGTTATCTGGTCTGTGAGTTCAAGAGTAGTATTCACGTCTTTATACAGTCTGCCTAAACTTCTAGCTGTATTGCTGACTTCCTCTAAGGAAACTCCGTAACGCTCCATGGTTTTTATTAACGATTGGCCTGCCGCATCTAATGCTGTATGGTCTTCGTGAAGCTTCGGTAAAACTGTGCTGAGGTTCTTCAACGCCTGCTCATAACCTACTATGCCGTCTTTAGCAGCGTCAAACGTACCCGCCATTAACGCATGTATCCCCATAAATTTAACATAATGTGCTGCCATTGTTGCCACACTATATCCATGTGCTTGGTTGGCTCCGGTTGCTACTTGTTGCGCTCTGGCGTTTGCTAATGCTGCCTGAGCGTTATTTCTCTGTGCTTGAGTTAATAACATGGTCTGTCTCGCAGCCTGAGTCGCTGCTTGGGCGTTTGCCGTCAAAGCTATAGCGTTTTGCCTTGCTGCCTGTGTAGCCGCAGCAGCATTGGCTCTTGTGGTTGCTGCTGTCGCTGCCGCATTAGCCCTAGCAGCAGTTCCGGCTGCCGTTGCGTTGTCTCTAAGTGCCTGCCCTTGCGCTCTTGTTACTAATAACTGTTGCCTTGCAGTATTTATTAGCGCCCTAGAATCAATTATATGCCTTGTAGCATCGGTTCGCATCGCCTGTGCAACATCCCGTATATATCTGCCACGAGCACCCTGTAAAATTGATTCCTCACGAGCTAGATTTATACGTTGCTTGGATTGGTCTAGCAAAGGAGCATTTGCAGCCTGCTGTGCTTTAGCATCGGTTAATGCTGCCTGTGCTCTTGCCCTCTCCGCATAGGCTAAACGCTGTACAGTATCTGCAGACTGGGCGGCACCACCTGTTGCACCAGTAACGCCTCCTGGTAATCTGACACCGGTTGCCGCCGTCCTTTGTAATCCTAAAATAGCTGTGTTTAACTCTCGTATTCTTGCAAGCATAGACTCCGTTGACATCATGGCTGGATTATAGTCTATGCCTAAACTCGCCATAACTCTTGATATCGTATTCAATGCTTGACCTCCTTTTAAGGGGTCTATATGTAAAAGTGATTACTCTATTTTCTAATTTATAGGGACGTGAGTATTCGCTCACATCCCTGAGAATGCACCACAAAAAGCCTGTAGTTCCGATAGTTTAGGTGGCCTGCCGGGGTTAACTGGTGCCTCATCCTTGATAGGTATTCCTAACTTAATGGCTGTGTACTTCCCTAATTTACGCCTGATTGCGTTAACCTGAGGTATTGTTCTTTCTGTGATTGACTCATAAGACATTGATGTTAACGATAACAACTCTGTAAATATTTCAGCCCAGTCAGTTTCCTCCGTACTATCGCCTGACCGGGCTTGCATCAGCCCGATATATCAAGTACATCCTTCCATAGACGTTTTAAATCAGACAAATCCCAATCATGATCCATTAAATCTTGCAAAGTTACTTCTTTGTCGTTATGCTTAATAACCCTGGGTATCCACTTTTCAACCTTATCTTTCGACTCTTTATCAGAAAGGTTAAAAATCTGGCTGCCGATAGAAATCTGGTCTGCTAAAAATTCATCTACGGATTTAAGTTTCAGAGGTATAACTTGGTACTCTTTGCCTTGCGCTAAAAACAAATTCCCTTGTCCAACCATAACGGACAAGGGAACGTTTGTTGATTTTTCCATATTAACTTATCCCCCTTAGCTAACTACTTAACTTAATTGGTAACGGAAATCTACCGCCTTGTACCCACTACGAGGCTTCATAACTTTAAGAGAGAAGTTCCAAGGTTTAGCTGCTCTCTCTTGGGATGGAGGGGTTAACTTTCCTGCTAATTTACAGGCATCAACAATAACATTGAACGGGATAGTTGCGGCTTCATCCTCAGTAATAGCCTTACCGCTAATGATTGCATAAAGCTTCGGCCTGGTGCTAAAATCCGGCAAACTTACGGATTCAGACGTTGCAGAAGCATACTGGTATGTAGCGAATACCTGCTTACTGGCATCAGCAGAGTTAAAAGTAAGATCTGCGCCACTAACCGTATATTGTCCTGCTGTCGGACCGGATGCTGCAGAAACAAAAGGAGATCCAGTATTATCCGCTACAACGATGACTCCCCCTGCAGCAACGGCATTTTCAAGAGATACCACAAATGCAGAGCTTTCCGGAATGGTGCCTGGTTCATTGGATACCCACATATTTTCTGTAGTTTCAGCAACCTTACTAACGCCCATCAGCGCAGCGTATAGGTTAGGCTGAAAACTTGACAGCGATACGTCTATGTTGCCTTTTTTACCGGAATCGTAATCGCCCATCGGCCAATCTGAATTACCGTCAGGGAGTTCAGTAGATGTGGTTTCAATATCAGGCTTGATAGACTCGATCACACCATTAGCCGCGATGTATTTAGAAGCATCGGTAAGCGATAAAGTCCCATTAGCGTTATACTTAACTAATGTGATATTACCAGCCTTGTTAAAAACAATTGGTCTCAATCAAAACACTCCTTTCAAGAGTTTTTAGTTGTTGAATAAAAACAAAATCGTGAACCGGCACAAAAATAATTTTCTGCCGTTGGCAGTTCTCCAAGCGTACCATCAAGATACAAAATGTGATTTGCTAATGTTTGCTCATGTAAAAGCAAAAACGCCCTCTGTAGGACGTCTAAAGCAAACATATCGCGGGACACTGGAACGTGACAGTTAATTTCCAGAACATCCTCTTTGATGAACTGGTTATTGTTGCGCCTGGTTGGCGCTAAAAAAACACATAACCTGGACTTACCA